CTTCAGCGTCATAAACTTCCCGAGGGTGCAAGGCCAATTCCCGTAGGGCCTGCTCTACATTTCCGACAGTGATATCAATAGCATTCGTGGCGGAAATCATCTGGCAGTGCAAGCTCTTGTATATTGAATCTAACTCCAAAGGAGCTACGAACTGATCCACAAAAGCATTGTAAAGCCAGGCTCTCTTGCAAAATCGAATATCGGGGGGAGCAAAGAATGGTACGGCAACTTCATTTTTCCGGCCATCAGTGTATTTCATACCCATACGAGCGAAAGTCATTTGTAAAGTGTACATATTGAACCAAGGCTTGCGCGTTGATCCAACAGAATCATCGCCCATGGTCAACATGTGCACCCACTTGCGGAAGTTCTCAATCGGGCCCATCTCATTTTCGCGCCACAATATTATCCATGCAACACGATGCAACAACATGTTACAGATTCCATTAATGAACACTGTTATTGTGACACCAGATGGTACAAGGCGGTCCAAATAAAACATAGAACCATTCCACAACATCGCTTTATACGAGACATCAACAAAGAGAGTCTGCAAAACTAAGACATCTTCCTCGGTATAGCCGATACGACGGGCAATTCGACAGAAAATGTATCCAACAGCTCTAATAAGTTGACCTGAAATAGAAGCATCGAACTTAGAGAAATCTCCCTCCAAACAATCATGACTATGGTCGAACATGAACTTGCCCAATTGGTCCCACTCATCTTCACAATTAACACCCTGCGCCATTTCAGACACGAGGGGTATGGAAAAGAGGAAATCCAATATGGGTAGTGTGTACTGTCGCCAGATAATAGACATAATTAGAGAACTGACTTGAAAGACTCGGACCTTGGTTTTATCTACAGGGGTAGGTTCGTCTTTTAGAGCAGAGACGTACGGATGTCGGGGGGGTATACCTTGCTTGAGCTTTTCCAGTGTACGGTGGTATTCATCTGTAATGTATTGCTTAGGATGATCTACACATTCTCCATTTTCAAGTGTCTCACGGTCGAAATGTGCTTCCTTACCACCTTGCAACAAGTATCCGGCAGATGTGTTCATAGGAATTCGGTTGATATATCTTTCTCCAGGTCTACCATTAATAGCTTCCATGTACGTAAGAGGACGAACTCCAGAAACCGATAATTTGGGTATCATGTGTTCAACATCTAGTATATAATCCTCTATGGCTAACGACAAGATGGATGGCGGAATTTCATAGACACCGTTCAAAATAGCTTGTAAAGTCTCACTGTGATTACGATCGGAAGCAAACTTGGGTGGGCCCCATTTATTCGGTCGAGCCAATTGATCAAGAAATTCACTAATTACCGTCAATGAAACTTTAGATTTGCGCTTGAATCGAACTTGTGAGATGCTACCTATAGGTTCCAACACAATCCGAGCGGAGGTAGCTACGATGAAATTCATACAATCACGAGCATGGATGACCGCATCGTATACGTATCCGGGGAGATCATACAACGACAGAGGAGGTTCGCTAACTTCCATGATAGGATCACCAGAGTAACCAATAATGTACGATTCATTGTGAAAAGTCGACATTTTAGCAAGAGCATCAGTTATCTCATCTCGTGTAACCGAAAAACATGAAGCTTGTTTGGTGCCAACTGTATATCCACACACAACAGTAGGTTCTGATCCTCCACAATGAAAGCCGGTGATATAGAACGGATTGCCAGCTAAGAATACAGGAGATCCACAATCTCCAGACTTGGTAGGAGTGTCTGTGACGTGGGTACTTCCTGGGGCGTTTCCTTCTTCGTTCTGACCCTGAGTGGTAGTGTTGTACATAAACTTACGGTGGACAACAGTACCATCTTTCTCTCGGGAAATCATGCGGCATTCTTGTTTTTGGCCTGTAAGACGGTAAGGGGCAAACCACTGAACAGCATCCTCAACAAATATTCCTTTGGATGTCTG